ACTCCGTTTCTTGCCTGATGGTAATTCAAAGAACACATTCTTTTGGCAAGAACGGGCCATGATCCGCTTGCCATTCAATGGCATCAAAGGCGAAGCAGATTCTAAACAAGTCTACGTCCAAGTGCCGTGCATGGAGATGTGGCAAGAGACCTGCCCAGTGCTGACAGAAGTTCGTACCTGGTTCAAGGACAAAGCTCTTGAAGACATGGGTCGCAAGTACTGGAAAAAACGCAGTTACATTTTCCAAGGTTTTGTGCGTGAGAATCCACTTGCTGACGACAAGACACCAGAGAATCCAATACGTAGATTCATCATTGGTCCGCAGATCTTTACACTTATCAAAGGTGCACTGATGGATCCAGAATTGGAAGAATTGCCCACAGACTTGATGCGTGGCCTGGACTTCCGTATCAGCAAGACCAGCAAAGGTGGATTTGCTGACTACAATAGTTCAAAATGGGCACGCAAAGAATCAGCACTGACCGAAGCCGAGCAAGCCGCAGTAGAAAAGCACGGTCTGTTTGACTTGAGCACTTTCTTGCCCAAGCGTCCAGGTGAGGCCGAAGTCCGAGTGATCAAGGAAATGTTCGAAGCAAGTGTGGATGGACAGACCTATGACACCGAGCGTTGGGGCAGTTACTTCCGACCAGCAGGTGTCAATGCTCCGGCAGGCACAGCTACGCAACATGCGGATGAGAATGTGCCAGCGCCTGCGGTCCAGCCTTCCGCCGTCAGCACGTTTGACGAAGATGATGCTCCGGTAGTGTCCACAGCACCAGTGGCGGCCAAACCCGCAACTCAAAAGGCCGAAGATATCTTGGCCATGATCAGGGCACGTCAAAAAGTCTGATCGATGCTGTCGCATCTAGACTGCATTATTTTTCCAGACCGCTGTGAGGTAATAGAAATCATACCATCACAGCGGTATGTGTATCCTATATTTAAAAACGGACAATCTAGCTTGTTGGCCGCAACCAAACAGAACAAATGGAATATTTTCCTCAACGAAAAAATTAAAAAAATTAACAGTATAGATGTGTTTGTCAGAGACCCAGTGGATCGCTTGGCATCCGGAATCAGTAGTTTTATTCAAACAACAGTAAGAGATCATCCAGATCTTGACGCTCACACAGTGAATTGGTTTGCAGAAAATTATCTTTATCTCAATCGACACTATGCTCCACAATTTTCATGGCTGGTCAATCTGGCTCGATACATGAACTCCGAATGTGTGTTGAATTTTTTAGGCATGGATGATCTTAAAACAGTGACAGATCTCCATCAACAACCGTTCAAAAAACTAGAAATAAATACACAGATACCCTGCAACGAGATGTATCAACGCATGGACCAAGTGCTAGTAGACAGCATTGGGACTTCAATGACTTTTGCTGAACTGGTAAAACACATTCAGCACAACGACACACATGCCTATGACTGGGTCATTGGTCGCAGCCAACGTATCCTGACACCAACTTATGTATTGTCCAAGACTTGATCATTTTGTGAGATTCAACCCCAACGGCACAGTGAGCCGTTGTGGTCATATGGTCAACGCACCTGCATTTGATACATTGGAGGACATGGAATCTAGTGTCTGGTTGGTCAAGACAAAAGAAAAAATGTCTGCTGACATTTGGCCTGCTGAGTGTGTGAGATGTCAAGAAACTGAACCTGACAGCGTAAGGCAGTATGCCATTGATCTAGATAAGCAAACTGCGCAATTAGATTACCTGCAGGTGGGTGGTGTATTGGATAATGTATGTAATGCAGCATGCCTGAGTTGCAACGAAAATTTAAGCACACGCATAGGCAGTCTAAATGGACCTGGATTTCCTGTGTACAACAATCTTGATAAGTTCTGGACCTTGCCGCAAGAACATATAGTTCATTTGGACATCAACGGTGGGGAACCCAGCTACAGTAAAAACTACAAAAAATTATTGGCCAACTTGCCACCAAATCTCAAAACATTACGTCTCAACACAAATTGTAGCACAGTGCTGACCGAACTTGTAGACATAGCCAGCCGAGGCATCGAAGTTACTGTGACAGTCAGCTGTGATGGTATAGGTTCTGTGCATGAACTTGCCCGTTGGCCTATATCATGGCAGACATTCTACAACAATCTCATGCAATACAAAGCCATGCCGGTTAAATTGAATTTATGGACCACAGTTAGCATCCTAAATGTGGATGACCTGGCCAACATCAAAGAATTTGCATACAATCACGGAATTGATCACAGTTGGGCGTATCTAAGAAATCCCATCAAGTTGAGTGTTGATAATACCGATATTGTTGCCGGAGAAGCATATATAGCACAACAAAAGAAATTAAGAAACATTCTATGAAAATAGCAATAACAGGACACACCGCGGGCATAGGACAAGCTCTTGCCCAAATCTATTCACAACTTGGACATGATATTATAGGGCTTAGCCGGCGTGAAGGCAACAACATAAGGAACATTCCTAAAATAGCAGATCAGATTGAACCCTGTGACATGTTTGTGAACAATGCCCAGGCTGGGTACGCACAGACAGAATTATTGTTTGAAATGGCCCAGCGTTGGACAGGAACAAAAAAACATATCGTGGTGATCAGCACACAGATGACCCAGGATCCGACATCGTGTTTGCCGGGACTGGATATGGACCAATATCGTGTACAAAAAGTCGCATTAGAAGAAAGTGTCAAACAAATCAAAAATCGTAGATTACAAATTAAATTGACTATTGTGCGTCCTGGAAACATAGCTACCAACCTAGACAAAACCGTTCCACCTGCGGCTGATGTTGATAACTGGGCACAGACTTTGATAGAGATTTTTAACAAAGCAGAAAAAAATAATTTAAGCATAGCAGATATCAGTTTGGGACCATTATGAAAATAGCAATTACAGGACATACATCTGGACTCGGTGCAGAATTTAAAAAAACATACGAAGCCGACGGGCATGATGTACTAGGATTTAGTCGTAGCAATGGATATGATTTGCGAGATTGGAGTAGTATGCAGGAAATGCTACAACAAGTCAACAGTTGTGATATGTTTATTAGTTGTGCTAAACCAGATTTTGTACAGACAACTATTTTATATGAGTTATGGAAACAATGGAAGGGACAAAATAAAATAATTGTTAATATTAGTTCTATTCTAACATATTACCCAACGTGCCCCTCTAATTTGTTCAACGATCCAATGATGGATTTATATCGAAATTCAAAATTATCATTGAATGAAGCCACCATGCAATTAACATTTAAAAATCCGTTGCCTAAAATTATGTTAATAAAACCTGGACATTTATACAATCAACCTATGACATCAGAACAAGAATTATCATTGTCGACCTGGGTCAATACTTTCAAATCCATGGTAAAATTGGCACAAGATAATAACCTTAATATATCCGAACTAACATTAAACTAATGACACCAAAAGAATATTTAACCAAAAAAAGTTTTTGCACGTTACCCTGGTTAGGGGTTTATATACAACCAGACGGTGATGTACGAAATTGTGCCATTACTTACACAACTTTGGGCAATCTAAACACCCAACCCTTACGTGATATACTCCATAACCAGTCGAATCAAAATATCAAACAAGATATGTTAAATGATGTACTACATGCACGATGTGGGCATTGTCATATGCTAGAAAAAAATCAAAAATTTAACACTGAATCTATTAGTAATCGAATTTGGTATTTAAAAACATTACCTATTAAGGATTTAGATTTTTTTGATAAAACTGATAACTATCGATTAAAAATGTTAGATCTGCGTTGGAAAAATACCTGTAATTTTGCCTGTGTGTATTGCGGACCTGATTTAAGCAGCAAGTGGGCAAGCGAATTAAATCTACCACAACATATAAACGATAATGCATTACAAGAATCTTTAGATTACATTTACAACAACCTTGATACAGTAGAACACATTTATTTGGCCGGTGGAGAGCCGTTGCTCATAAAAGAAAACATAGTATTGTTAAATAGAATCAAAGAAATTAATCCTGAAGTAGAAATACGAATCAACACTAATTTAAGTATAATCGATAATGAAATTTACAATTTACTTAAAACATTTAAAAATGTACATTGGACTGTAAGTGTCGATGGAGTTGGGGAAGAATTTGAATATGTTCGCTACGGTGGGTCATGGAATCAGTTTGTTACAAATTTGAATCAATTGAAGCAAGATTTTGAAAAAATTAATTTTAATTCTACTTGGTGCATTTTAACAGCGTACGGTGTTTTGGATTGCATAGATTTTTTGCAAAATTTAGGCTTTCACGAGCATACCTTTATTGTTAACCCATTGGATAAACCCAGAATATGGCACGTAGGAAATCTGCCCGATCTACAATTAGAACAACTTGCACAAAGAATTAAGAGTAAATTAATATCAGCCAACCCCCAGTATTCTCTTTACAATTCATTGACTTTAATGCTAAACTACATATCACGTCCGATTGAAAAAAATATTAGAGAAACATTTGATGCACTAGCTAAAATTGATTTAAGAAGGAATTTAGATAGCAGTGCGATTTTTACAGAATTATACAAACTCAAAGAAGGAACTTAATAATGGCAAAACCATTTGACGTATCAAAATTCCGCAAGGAAATTACAAAAAGCATTGATGGACTCAGTATTGGATTTAATGATCCTACAGACTGGATCAGCACCGGCAACTTTGCACTAAACTATTTAATTTCGGGAGACTTCAACAAGGGTATTCCCCTGGGCAAGGTCACTGTGTTTGCCGGCGACTCAGGTGCAGGCAAGAGTTATATTTGCTCAGGCAACATTGCCAAGCACGCACAACAACAGGGTATCTTTGTGGTGTTGATCGATTCTGAGAACGCACTGGATGAGGACTGGCTTAAGGCCTTGGGAGTAGATACCAGCGAAAGCAAACTGCTCAAACTCAGCATGAGCATGATTGACGATGTGGCCAAGACTATCAGCACATTCATGGCCGACTACAAGGCCTTGCCCGATGGTGAGCGTCCCAAGGTCATGTTTATCATAGACAGCTTGGGCATGTTGCTGACACCCACAGATGTAAACCAGTTCGATGCCGGTGAAATGAAAGGTGACCTGGGTCGCAAGCCCAAGGCACTGACAGCCTTGGTTCGTAACTGTGTGAACATGTTTGGCAACTACAACGTGGGCTTGGTATGTACAAACCATACCTATGCGTCACAGGACATGTTTGATCCTGATGACAAGATCTCTGGCGGCCAGGGCTTTATCTATGCGTCAAGTATCGTGGTGGCCATGAAGAAGATGAAACTCAAAGAGGACGAAGACGGCAACAAGATCTCAGAAGTCATGGGCATACGTGCCGGATGTAAAGTTATGAAAACACGCTATGCCAAACCTTTCGAAGGTGTACAGGTCAAGATTCCCTATGAAACAGGTATGAAT